ATACATGCCAGCGTCCAGCATCTCACGCCAAGCAGCCGTCAGAGCATTGGTGGTGTTCCCAAGGATGTGCAAAAGGCCGAGGTCGTAGAAACCCATGCCCGGCACAAACGTATATTTGACGAAGTTTTGACGGGATGTGGGAAGTTCCGCATCATCCTCATCAAAGTTGCGGACAATCGATAGGATCTCCTTGGTGGAAACATCAATGGTCACGCGATAAGGAATCTCAAGACCGCTGATCTTCTTCTTGTACTTATGCTCAAACCCACCAACGTCGAGTTCGCAGTAGCACTCGTAGATCTCGCGGTCGCGATCTTCCGGGTTGAAGCTGTCGCCAGAGATGCCCTGCTGGGCGTTCTTCTCGCGCTGCACACTGTCCAGATCAATTGGCTTGGGATCGGACAAATCAATGTCGCGATAGACACCAAGGATCTGCAAGCGCTTCACCGTCGATGGGCGCAATTTGGTGCGGTGCGTTACACGTTTTGCATTGCGCAAATCAGTGGCGCTGTTGCTGACGATCAAGTCATCCGCATCCACGCTCTCGCTCACAGGGCGATTCCGCAACGGGCAGTAATAGACCTTCTTGAAGCTTGTCCCACCAAAACCCAGCATGAGCAGCATGCGATCCGTGTCAGGGTAATACTCGCTCGCAACCGCTGTAAGGTAGTGGTTCATATCCTTCTCAAGGGCGTTGCCCAATTGATCTTGCTCAAGGGTAGACGCCACCGAATCGTTGCGGATCTTAACCGGGCCATCGGTAGGCAGCATTTCGCTGCGGGCGTTTGCTTGGAACCGCAGCACTGCTTCAAGCAGCAGCGGGTGGCGGATGCGGGACATGCCTTCCACCGGAGCGCCGTCAGCCGATCCCTGCAAACCGGGGATCTCGATCTTTAGGCCCAGCAGCTTAATGCCCTGTGCGCGATCCTCAATCCACTCACGGCGGCTTTCAATGTCATCGCCAACGCCGCGCATCAATTCTTCGGAAATGCGTGTCAGTTCGCCGCCGTCAATGTCATCAACGAGGTTGCGGAACCAATCCTTAGCGCGCTCGGCTTCAGTCTCTTCGCTGCCGATGCCTTTGCCGTTAAGGGAGATTGAGATCGACCCATCGGGATGCTCAATACGGAGGATGTTGCCCTTGTCGTCCCTGTCAACCGCAGGCGCGTCATCATCGACTTGGACCACAAGATCGTCGTCGTTAGACGCGATGTTGGGCATCTCCGGGGCTAACTGGCGGATGTTGGGCACAAGCCCCGGCGTCATAGGCATTGGTTATCCCTTTGAAATCTCTTGGCTTTCCATCTCCGCGACGAAACGCCGAATGCCTTCTTGCGCGGCTATTGTATCCGATTGGGCCATAATTTCATAGTGACGAACGAAGTCATAGGGGTCTTGACCCCATACCTCGACCCGGAAGTTTCCTATGGTCTTTGGTGTGTTGGGCTTGATGACTTCGACTGTGGCGCTTGCTAGTACCTGTGCCATTTTAATCCCCGTTTAAGGGGTTCACTATAGCATAGTTTTGGTGGGCTGGGCGAGGGCTCCAGCATCTTGGGTGCCTGTTGCGCGACAGGGCCTCACCGGTCTTTCCGGCCACCGCAGTTCAAATACCATAGAGCGAAGGCGGTGGCGAACCTGTGTGGTACATTTGGCTATCAAGATCGGCTGCAAATTCAACATTGCGAGTTAACAACCCAATCTCGCGCAGATGACGCAGCGCCATGCTGACCGTATCGACCAGATCGTCATGCTTGCCCTTGGGGAACGTGCTGACTTGCGTGATTACCTGATCAGCCCATGTCCTATCAGGTGCATAGATCAGGCCCTCCGCAAATAGATGCTGCACCGAGTACAGCCGCGAAAGCTTGTCTTGGCTCTTCGGGTCTACAAGTTGAACAGAAAAATCCTCGTGGGCAAACAATCGGCGGATTTCTTGCGCCACACTAATTCCAGCGGCCTTATTCTCAATGAGTATTTTATCAATCTTGTACTCTTTCATGGTCTCCGAAACTTTAAGAACCAATTCATGAAGCTCCAAACGCTCTTGCCACGCAAACATCATCATGACCCTCGGCTGTTCTTCAGCCGCTATTCGCCTGATGACCGAGACCGTTTCCTCATCGCGCCCAATGACCCGGTTAGCCATTGCATTGCGGGAATAGCTGTCTGAAAACACGCCAAACACTGTCATGGCCGAGTAATCATTCTCGGTCTTCGTCGTGTACGCCGTATCCAGCGAAGCCATCACATAATCCAGCGGGGGAAACTTCTCGCGCTCCCAAAGCTGCCACCACTCCCGCTTAATGACGCCGCCACCGGCTGGCTCAGGCCGTTGCTGAAGCTGCCCAGCGGACTTGTAAGGCCCCATCTCGCGTTCAAGGCTCTTGACCTCTGGCTCACCAAAACGCTCAGGCCACAGAAGCTCCCCAGCCTCAACACGGGGGTCTTTCCAACCGATGACCGTATGGAACGAGCGCTCCGGCTCATATCGCATGGGCAAGCATAGGTGTGTCCAATCCCCACGATCTTTGCTCAGGATATGCCCAGTCAGATCCTCTTCACCAAGGCGCTGCTGAATCACAACAAACGCGCCCGTTTTCGCATTGTTCAATCGGGTTGAGAGCGCCCCATCCCACCACTCGATAGTGCTGGCGATAGTAGCCTCCGAGAAGGCCTCCTGCGCAGCGTTAGGGTCATCGACAACAATAATGTTGCCGCCTTCACCCGTCAGCGATGAGCCCACCGAGGTAGACAGCCGGGAACCACCTTGATTGTTGTCAAAACGGGTCTTCGTATTCTGATCGGACATAAGTTGGAACCGATCACCCCATATTCTTTGATACCAAGGGCTCTCAATCAGGCGGCGGCACTTCGTTGAATCACGCAGGGACAAGCTTTGAGCATAGGACGCATGCAGGAACTGAACGCCGGGCCCGCTGGTGTCGCTCTTATGCCTCTGCGCCCATGTAAACGCAGGGAACGCTACGGAGGTCAGGGACGACTTTGCGCAGCGCGGAGGTATGTTGATGATGAGCCGCTTGATGTCGCCGTCTACGACCGCCTGAAGGTGTTCAGCAACCGCCTCAATGGGCCAGCCGTGGGCAAACGGAGCAGGATCAATGTACTTCCACCCATTCATCAGAAACGCATAAAGCGAATCCTCATACTCGGCTCGGTCTAGATCCCGCAATTGCTCATCGATGGAAATCGTTTTGCCGTCAAGTTGGAGGATTTTCATTTGCTTGCCTTGGCCCAGCATTTAACCGGCAACCGTGTGAACGTGAGATACTTTTTGCCGGTGTCGGCATCGCGCCAGCAATCGAGATAGGCTCGCACCGAGTGCGTGGTGCGGCGGGTGAATATTACATCGCCGTCAGCTTCCTCATAGGCATAGCCGTTTGCGTCGTCTAGCTCCGGGCGACGGAGCCATCCGTAGCGATAGTGCCAGCCGCTGGAGACATAGGTGTCGTCTGTCATGCTGTTATCGTACCACATTTGACAACCCGCCCAAAATCCAGATCGTGGTGAAGTTCCCAAACATAACCTTCGGGCGGTTGGAAGCCATAGGCATGGACGACCATGCCCGGAATCCACAAGCCCATCATCAGGCGTGCTTTCCAGCGGCGCTTAGATAAGTTTTTACGGCGCACTCAATTCCTCCAGTACGTTGCAGACCATAAAATATGTCCGGTCATCACGTTCTTGCAGATCATCTATGCCCCCCTCATGATGCATGGCTTTGAGGGCAATTAATGCGTCTTCCAGCTTGCGCAATTTTTCATGGAGCCTCCAAGCTTCTTCGCGCCATAGCTCAATGCTCTTCTCTTGAAGATCAACCATCTTTCCCCTCCAGTGCTTTGCGAGCGATTCCCATTGCCCTGTCGCCGTCCCAATAGCCCAGCATCGCGATCTCCCGCAGCGCCGCCTTCAGCTTCTCGATGCGATCAACATAATGGTCGGAGTCAAGATCAATGCGGCTAGTTAACCGAATGCTGGCGGCAATAAGAACTCCGACATCTTCTTCCAACTTCTCAATGCGGTCGGCTGCTTCAATGCACTCATCTAAGGGCT